AGAGCAATTGTGTCAATTTTACTCAAAAACCTAACACTCAGCCAGATATTCTCCCACATTTTGCACTTGCGAAGCGACTGCAAAGCCCTTAACACAGCTTGTACACCCTAAACCAAGCTCGATACAACCATACTGCATCTCTACAGTTGCTACGGTTTTTACAGTTACTATAGTGATTACATCTGTTTTAAATATACCATATCTTTCCAGTTGTTACATTCTCTACAGTTCTTAAATCAATATGTCAAAAGTCAAGCTTACGAAGGAGAACATTGTTGCTTTGCTGACTCAAGCAACAGAAGTGGAATTTGAAGAAGAACAAAATCAAACTGCTTTCAACTTTAAAACTTTCTATGAGGGAAATCTCAAGCTGATCAAGAACATGAGCATCACATCGTGTTTGACATTCCTGAAAAACCGCCAGAGCATTATGAAGGTTGTCAAACAAAGTGATTTTACTTTTGGCAAAGTCACTATTAAAAAAGTTTCTGACAAAATTGGACCTAATGATATGACTTTTAGGAGACTGGACAGCATGATAAGAGTGAAGCTGATTGAAGCCACTGCAAATGATGAAAACTTATCTGCTATTAGGTCGAAAATTGCTTCACATCCTCTGGTTCAGGCTTATGGGTTAAGTTTAACCAATGCCAAATCAGTTCGACTTGCAATCATGTTAGGAGGTAGCATACCTCTTATTGCTTCTGTTGACAGTTTTGAGATGATCAGTGTTGTTTTAGCTATATATCAAGATTCAAAACATAAAGAGCTAGGAATTGACCTGAAGAAATATGATACTACTGAAGCCCTTGGGAAAGTTTGCTCTGTTCTCAGAAGCAAAGGCTTTGACATTGATGATGCTCAGATGGAAAAAGGAAAAGAATATGCAAATATTCTCAAAGCATGTGATCCAAGGTTGAAAGGAAGTGTTGCTCTGGAGCATTACAGTGAAACTCTCAACAAGTTCTACAACATGTTCGGCGTCAAGAAGGAGGAGAAACATGTTCCTAAAGGTGTTGCATAAAAACTTTTTAATCGTCTTTATAAGTAATCCAAGCTATGTGTGCTGTGCTAAATCAAAAGAAATAAAACAAAAAATATGTGTGTTGTATATCTATGTAAGTGTTAATGTCTCTGCGTGCTTAAATCAAATATATTTAAGTTTGTTTTAACTTTCTGTGTGAATTTAAGTTTCATAATAAGATTCAAAAAACAAAAAAATGTGTCTAGTTTGGGAGTCATATGTTATTGTGTTGTGTGTGCAGTATTTAAATAAGAAAAAGTACAAAAAAATACAAAAAAAGTAAAAAACAAAAAACAAAAAACAAAAAAACAAACCAGTTTGGCCAAATTTGTCCCTTTCGGGATCTTTTTGGTTTTTTATTTTTTGATTTTTTTGGGTTTTTTGATTTTGATTTTATTTTTAGAGTTAAAAGACAGATAAACGCTAAAGAAAACTCAAAAATATTGGGAAACTTCTCAAGCTAAAAATAAACTAAAGCTACTTTAAAACTTCCTTAAAGCTAAAAAATAGACTTATGTTACTTTAAAACTAAAAGATAGATAAATGTTACCTAAAAACTAAAAGTAAACTAATGCTGCATTAAACTAAAAAATAGACTAAAGCTACTTTTTAATTTAAAATAGACTAGTACTACATGAAAGCTGGAAAGTAAGCTAATGATGCTCAAAAACTAAAAAATAGACTAATTTTACTTTAAAATTATAAAATAGACTAATGCTACTTTAAAGCTAAAATAAACTAAAGCTACTCGGAAACTTCTTAAAAACTAAAAATAGGCTAATGCTACTCAAAAACTAAGATAAGCTAATGCTACTTAAAGACTGTTTGGAAATTAAAGGATAGACTAATGCTACTTGAAAATGCTGAAAGAGCTTAATGGAGCTAAAATACAAGTAAATATCATTTAAAACTTAAAAGAACTTCTAAGAAATTAAGAGCTAATTATAACTAATTATTACTAACATTTAAGAAAAGAAAAGTAAATTCGAGAGGAACCAAACAGAATTAACTATTTCGAACCAGATTTGTGTGCTTCAGAAAACTTTGGCCTCCTCCTGCCTATTTCATCAATATCAAGCTTTACCAACCACTTCAAAAAGGAAGGAGACCTTGGAGAAATCTTAATTTCTCCTCTGGCAAAATCAATTTTCCATGAGGGAATTTGAATGCTCTCCAAATAAGATATAGTCTGCATGTTAGCAGGAAGGCATTCTAGAGTTTCTGAGATAAAATATTTCCTTTTATAAGCATCTTCAGAGTAGTTTAAAGTTCTTCCACCAACATCCAGCTTCATTGGAAACAGCTCATGGTTGTTTAAAGAATAAATTATAACATCTTCCTGAAGCTTATCACAAAGAGATTGTGCAAAGGATGTGTGAGTTTCAAGCAGTGCATGGGCAATTCTATGGGAATATGAAGGATCATGAACAGCACTGTATGGTTCCTTCAAGTCAGAAAAGGCCATTTTGAGCTCAAAAAAAGACAAAATCTCTGGAGTCGGTTTCAAATGCTTGCAAATAATCGTTACATTTAAAGCAGTTTCAACACTGCTGTGGCTAGGGATACAAGCAATTGACAGATAAAAATCTTTGTTTGAGGTGTCTTCAGCAATTTTGAATAATTTCTGGAAATTAACTTGTTTCAGGACCTTGGGTATTCTCAGCCAAAAATTCACTTTGAAATCAGCATCAGTCGAAATGCTAGCAAAAGCCTGAGAGTTAGGCATTATCTCATTTTTGACAGACATAAGAAGTGATTTAATTGCAAGAGAATTTACAGTCCTGTTGTTGCTCTCAACTTGATTGAAGTTGGGTTTGAAGCTGTATAGGCATTCATGAACATTTCTGTTAGGAGAAAGAACATTCACTTTCCCTAAAGCTTGGTTGTGGCAGACTTTAACTTCATAAGTCTGCTCCTTGACACAAGAAAGAGAGCCTCTGTTAGCTGCTTCTATGTACCTGTCCTTAGGTATTATATCCTCTTCTTTCAGATGAAATCTAGAAGAAATGTCAGATCGGCTCATCAGATGCTCGATGGGATCAAGTTGTGCAGATGAAAGGACTTTAAGGTGTCCCTGATGCTTCACTCCATTAGTGTTAACAGTGTTGGAGCAGATTGAAAGATCTAAAGACTCATCATCAATGGTGATACAGAAATCTATATCATCAAAAATAGGGATGAAAGCATTTTGAGAGAGGATCTCTCTCTCTTCATTAGGGAGATCACCCACTTTTGAGGTATAGTTGAAGCTGCTTTTGCTCCTTGAATCAGAATATAATTGAGTTTGAATTAAAGAAGCACCATTTGTGTAGTTGTGGATCCAATAAGAATCTACAACAGACTTGCCAGATGCGGTTGATCCCCAGACTGAAGCTTTTGCCTGGATGATAGAGTCATACATGCTTGAAGACATTGCAGTAGTGGAGCTTTTGTTCTTATTACAGTTCAGAGATTTTCTAGTTTTGGTTTAAGTAAGAATAAAATATGACACAATTGCTCT